CGTTGGATTGGTCCCGGCAAAGGTCAAATTGATCCACTTAAAGAAGGTAAGGCGGATGAACTTGAAATGGATATGGGAACGCTTACGTTAGAAGATGCTTGTGCTTCACGCGGTAAAGACTGGGAAGAAAACCTGGAGCAAATTGCGCGTGAAAAACTGCGCATGAAAGAACTCGGCATTAATCGTAATGATGTTCGTGGGTATATGACACCGGAAGCGCCCAAAGGTAAAGATGATGAGTAACATATACAGTAGAAGTGGCCGCATGATTAATGTCGGTACTATTGGGCATATTGATCATGGTCGAGCATTAGCTGGACTTAGCGCTAGCCAAATTTTAAAGCGCGAAGAACATATTGTTATGCATACTCCTTTTGTAAGTGGTGAAAGAAAGGTTGGGCGAAACGAACCCTGTCCTTGCAGAAGCGGAAAGAAATTTAAAAAGTGTCACGGATAAGTTGAGGAAATAATGAGCGATAAAGATAATAAAAAAATTCGTCGTGCTGCTAGAAAGCATATTAAAGTTGAATTAAAAGACGTTGCCATTAGCTTCCAAAGCTTGATTCTTAAGTTTGGTTTTCGTCAGCGCTTTAAGATTGCGATTCAAATTTTACGCGGCAAACCTTTTCTTGGTGGGGTGTTTGATGCTGATACAGAAGATAGTGATAAACCGCTTATACCTCAGCCAGCAGGGGGCAGAGGAAATAAATTAATACTTAATTCTTAGATTTATAAAATATAAAAATTTAACTTATCAAAGCCACCTTTAAAGTGGCTTTTTTAATGGAGAAAATAAATGCGAAACCCATTAATCGCACAAGAAATTTTTAATACACCTTTGTTGATTCACCCCAATAAATTGGATGCCATTATTTATGGCTTACAAGATCGTTTTGGTGTTCATGTAGATAAACCTGAACCGGGTTTATTCACAACCCAACAAGGCGAACGTAAAGAAGGCGGTTATCGCATTATTGATGGTGTTGGTGTTTTAGATATCTTTGGTGCATTAGCGCATCGCGGAGGTATTGAAGCAGATAGTACTTATATTCTTGGTTATCAAGATGTGGCGCGACAATTTGAAGCTGCAATTAACGACATAAACGTTAATGCTGTTTTATTAAATATTGATAGTCCGGGTGGTTCTGTTTCAGGCTGCTTTGATTTAGCGGACAAAATTTATGAAGCGCGTGGTACCAAACCAATTATAGCAATGGCCAGTGACACTATGACATCAGCAGCTTACGCAATTGGATCTGCTGCAGACGAAGTTTATGTTTCTCGAACCAGCAATGTTGGTTCTATTGGCGTGGTTATGCGACACGTTGATTGGTCAAAGATGATGGAGAATGATGGCGTTAGCGTTACTTATATTTTTGCAGGTGATCATAAGGTTGACGGTAATCCGTACGAACCTTTACCTGACTCTGTTAAAGACAGCCTACAAGCAGATATAAATAATGTTTACGAATTATTTGTTGAAACAATCTCACGTAATCGCGACATAAAAGCAGAAGACGTTCGTGAAACACAAGCTCAAGTTTATTTAGGTCAGGAAGCAATCGGCGTAGGCCTTGCTGATGGCGTAAGTACGCCTGACAAACTCATTTCTCGCTTAGCAGCGGAAAACCGTGGTGCGGGTTCGCACCTTACACTTAACTCTAATAAAGAGGATATAACCATGGCAGATGAAGCCACGAAAAAAGTTGAAGCTAAAGATGATTCAACTAAAACCGTGCAAGCCAAAAGCGACGAACCCGTAAATATTGACGCGGCTGTTGCTGAGGCTCGTACAGAAGAGCGTTTACGCATTCTGGGAATTATGGAATGTAAAGCAGCAGTTGGTCGCCAATCAAGTGCATTCACACTTGCAACGGATACTGATCTGACAGTTGAGGCAGCCAATAATATGCTGTCTAAGATGCCAGTTGAAGCTAAAGGTGATTCAGTCTTAGACAAAGTTATGTCCGTAACTGACCAACCTGATATTGGTGCAGAAGGTGGTGCAGCTACTGAAATGACAGCAGCTGAGCAAATTATTAACGACCATAAACTTGCTACTGGCAAAGTTTAATTTTTAACTGAAATTTTTAGGAGAAAAATAATGACTATTGCAAATAGTGAGGTGGTAACAAGCACCGAAGATAATCTGATTGCTAACAGCGTACCAGCGATTGCAACTGATGACGGCACTTTAATTACCGGTCAAAACTTGGTTCGTGGCGCCGTGTTAGGTCGCATTACAGCAAGTAATAAACTGACGTTAGCAGACGATACTGCTGTGAACGGAAGTGAAACGCCAATGGGTATTTTAGTGCATGACATTGATGCAAGTGCCGCTGATAAAGGTTGTCAGGTCTATGTGGCAGGTTCTTTCCATAACGATGAATTAACCTGGGATGCAAGTTTTACTGCTGCTGAACAAGTCCATCAGTTTGATGGTACACCTATCGTTCTTCGTTAATTAACAAACAACAATCTTAATATTTTAAATATTTAGAAAGCCAATAAACAGGAGTAACTACCGTGGCCGATCAATATGATACTAGCACTCTACTGAGTGTCGTTAACGAACTACAACCATTTGAACCGTTCTTGTTGAACATGTTCTTTCCGGATGTTGTTAATTTTGAAACGTCTACTATCGACTTTGATGTTGTTAGTGACAATATGGAACTTGCACCTTTTGTTTCGCCACTCGTGGCTGGCAAAGCTGATAAAGCGAATGGTGGTGAGCTCCGTAAATTTAAACCTGCTTACGTTAAACCTAAAGAAGTGGTTGATCCAGAGCGTGTGATTAAACGCCGTGCGGGTGAACCATTAGGTGGTGGCGGCCTAATGAGTCCAGACCAAAAACGTAATGCAATTATTGCCGATATTCTTGAAAATCAACTTAAGCGAATTATGATGACGAAAGAATGGATGGCTGCTCAAGCATTATTAACGGGCAAGGTAACTGTCGTAGGTGAAGATTATCCTGAGGTTGAGGTTGATTTCCAACGTGCTGCGGGTAATACAATTGCTTTAGCAGGCATACTTACCTGGGATGTCGCTAACCTGTTAACTGCGGATCCAGTAGGCGATATTGAAAACTGGGGTGCAATTGCAGAAGCGCCGATCACAAAACTTGTTTTTGATAAGTTAGCATGGAAGGATTTTATTCGATTCCAGGCTGTTAAAGACTTAATGGATACTCGACGTGGTTCACAAAGCCAGCTTGAATTAGGCCCTGATAATGGTCGCAATTTCAGCTACAAAGGTATGTTGGGAGCGGACATTGAGTGCTGGGTGTATAGCGGTTATTACAAAGATGCTGCAGGTACAAAACAAAACTACATGCCTGATAACACTGTTATCGCGGGTTCTGGTGCTGTTGAAGGGACTCGTGCTCATGGTGCGATTTTGGATGGTCAGGCAGGTTATAGAGCAATGGAATTCTTTCCTAAGAATTGGATGCAAGAAGACCCTGCTGTTGAGTATGTAATGTCACAATCAGCACCGCTAATGATTCCTAAACGGCCTGATGCGATTGTTACAGCAACTACAAAATAATCTTTAAACAATTTAAGGCAACCTATATAGGTTGCCTTATTTTTTCTAGGAGACATTAATCATGTCAAATATTTTACGTATTACTGGTCGAGTAGAGTTCGGCGAAATGAAAGGTAAAGAAGTTATTCGCACCGTCATCGAGGCGGGTAAAGATATTGACCTCGATAAAGATAACCGCTTAAGTAAAAAAGATGTTGAGCGAATCATTAAATCAGGTGCGGGTGTAATGTCAGACGGTAAAACACCAGCTGTTAACAAACAGTCTGCTGAATTATCAGCCGGTCGATTAGTTAAGTATATGCAAGCAATTGATTCACTTGATCCCGAAAATAAAGACGACTTCACTGAGTCAGGGAAGCCAGAAGTAAATGCTTTAAAACAACTTGTGGAAGGTGATGTCACCGCTGCAGAACGTGACGAAGCATGGGGACACTATCAGGAATTATCAACAACTGAATAATTCATTATTGATAAAAGTATATAAAAAAAGGCCGGATATTTTCCGGCCTTTTTATTAATTTATTTAATGTTTATTTATCAATGTTTATCAACTTACTGAGTATTGATAAATAAATTAAAGGTAAAAGAAGATGCCTAAAAAAGGTGATGATTTTGATAGCTTAACGGCAATTACTGCAATTGAGCACAACTCAAATGCAGATATTACTTTACCCGACGCTACAGTTATTCGAGGTGTCTTTGCCCGAGAATATATTGAAACAGGAAGTTTTGAAGGGTACGCACCAATAGCAACGATAAAAGATACTGATTACCCTGATGTAGCTCATGATGATGTTTTGGTTATTAAAGGTAAAAATTATTTGGTTACAGGTATTCAACCAGATGGAGCTGGCATAACAAATATTGTGTTGCATGAAGCATGAATGATTTTGTTTTAGATATTAAATTGGATGTTAAGGAAGTTAAAAAATATCTAAGTGATGTAGAGCATAAGGCAGTCGATAAAGCCGCTGCGCGTTCAGTTAATCGTACTGCTTCTAAAATTCAAACCATGGCGCGGCGTGAGGTGGCTAAAAAGGTTGGCTTACCTCAAAAGAAATTTAAGAGAAATTTAGCGATTAGTGTTAAGGCGTCGCAACATAGGCTTTTTGCCCAGGTAAAAGCAAAAGGTAAAGAATTAAATTTAATTGAATGGGTGACTCCTGCTAAAAAGAAGGTGGGCGCTTTTCGTAAGAAGCCTGGTGTTACATCTAAACCTTATCGAAAGAAAAAAGAATTTAAAGGATCGTTTATCGGAAGAGGTAGGACTAGTGGTAAATTGCTGGTTTTTCAGCGTACCGGTAAAGAACGTGGTTCTATAAAGGCGATGTATGGTCCCAGTATTCCGAAAACATTTATTCAAAAAGAAATTATTAAAGTTTTAAAGAAAATTGCGGGTGACACCTGGAAGAAAGAATTTGCGCATAATCTTAAATATTACTTAGGTAGAATTAAATAATGGCATCGGATACCGTAACTTTTATTGCTGGCGACTTAGCTAAAGAACTCACAATGAATGTGAAGATTGTAGGGTTGAATTTATTTCGATTTCGCGTACGAATAGCTGTTTGGCTTATTCGTATTGCTGCAAAAATTGCAGGTACCGGAATAGAGGTTAATTCAGAACGTCCAAATAACGATGGCTGATCATAAGCGTGAACAGATATTAGATGCTGTTGTTACCGCATTAAATGCATTGGTGCCTGTAACAGTTGATAAAGTTGTTCGTGGTCGTGATGCACCTTTTGCAGCAGCTGTTGATAAAGCAATAACTGTTTATCAAGGCTCAGATGTTCCTGAAGAAGATGATAGCTGGCATGTTATTCATTCTGTTTTAACGGTCATTATTGATATTCATGTTAAAACAAACCTAACGCAAATTGATGATGTAATTAATAGTATTCGTAAGTCTATCAGCACAACACTATGGTCAGATTATACGCTGGGTTTAATTTTTGTTTCTGATATGAACGAAGGCGAATCATTAGAGCCTGAAATTGATGGTTCAGGAGAGCAAGTAACCGGTATTGCTCGTTCTACTTATGTTTTTAAGTATGCTCGGAATAGGGCGGATCCAAGTTTATAAATAGTTGGTGTTGTTACAGATATGGAAGTTTCTGTAACAGCATTTAATATTACACACGGGAATGTATAGTGCGATTTTATATAGCGCAAACAATATGGGCCGATATAGGTGGGGATGGGGATTTTGCTTTTCGCCCCGCTGTAGCTAATTATTTAACTGGTAAGCGAACTAATTTTGATATGCGTATTAATGATGAGGTACACGGTAAAATGTTCGTCGAATGTTATCCAACACCGCAACAGCATATTGATATGCAATCAGATCCATTAATCACCTATATTCCAATTGAAGGCGTGGGCGGAATAGAATTAACCTTAGAGTCCATTTTAACAGAAATACCAGCAGCAAAACGTAATGCATTAAAAACAGCATTAGAGAATCGACAAGTGCCGCTGGATGATTTAACAGGGTCAAGCACAATACGAGATCTATTAAAGCGTATTGTTTTACGTTTACATATTCGAGGTATTTTGAAATCAGATGATATTCCAGATGGGTTAGATTCAGAAGTTAATACATTTACAATGGGTTTTATTAAAGATAAATTTGCAACTCAAGGAATCACGGGTTTAGTCAAAACCAATGCGAGGGAATTAATTAAAGAGCTGCACAATTTGAATCATAAATCTCTAAGAACCCATTATGACAACTAAGGTATTAGATTTATTTAATGATACAACTGGCGTAAATTTACCAGACCACACCCCTGATATAGATGTCGAAGCAGGTGGTTGGTCTGCAACCTCAGCCGGTTCAGTACAGATTGACAATAATGCGATAAAATTTGATGGCGTTAATAGATGGGGTATCATTGATGCAGGTACAGTAAACCAATGGTGTATGGCTCACTGGACAGCAGGCAATGCTGCAAATAGATTTTCACTATATTTACGTTCTGATAGTGCAAGTTTAGGCTCAGATACTACGTATCATTTTAATGTTAGAGCTGATTCAAATACATTAGCAATATATAAAAGAATCGCAGGAGCTCAAACACAACTGGCAATTGACACTACTATTTCAATGGATACCGCTACAATCTATTCGCTAGAGCCT